AGGGCGAAATGACGTCTCGCCGCTTAACGTGAACAAGCGCGGGCCGAGCGAGAAGGTGGGCACATCGCCGCGGAGGCTGGGCTCAGTCTCGCGGGTAAGGATGCTAAGCGGATCAAAAATAACCCCCTTGCCGCTCTTCGCGCCGCCCAATGCTACGCCGCCTTTGCTAGGAGGGATGCCTTCGCCGATCATAATATCGGACAATGCCGCACGACGATCAAAGCTGTCGGCCGCCTTCCAAATGTTCGGGTCGCGGATGTCAGCGCCCTCGCCAAAGGTCAGCGCTAAGTTGTGATTGATCTTGGCTTCCAGCTCGGGGCTTAGTTTCCCGTCTTTCATTGCCTGTCTAAATTCTTTTTCAAGCTTGGCAAACACAATCGGGTTGGTCTTAAGCTGAAATTTTGAGCCCAGCAGCGTTGTCCAAATTGTGCGGGGGTCGTTTTGATTAGTCAGCGTACTTGCCGCGCTTTGGTTACCCACACCCCAGACCTTGCCTGCGTAGTTGGGATCAGCTAGTGATATTGCGGAGAAGGGGGCACCACCGATGTTACCGCCCCCGACGCGGGTGCGATCTGCTTGGGTGGCGACTATCCGTTTGCCCTCAGTGTTCAGATTGCCCAGCGCCTCAGACATCGGTACTTCAGGCTGCGCTTCAATCTGTGCTGCCGCTGCACGCCCGGCTGCTGCCCGGTCGGCGGCTTTGATCGTGTTGGCTGCGGCTGCTTGCGCTGCTTGCTCATCAAGCGCCTTAAACCCTTTGTTTTGTATTGCGCTCGCAGCTACTTTGCGCAGGCCACCGCCGGCCATGTGGGCGATGCCGCCCGCGGCCATGCGCTGCGGCTGGTTCATCAGCGCGTACTTGGCTAGGTCGAGGTCGAGCAGTCGTGCAGCCTGTGGGTCTTTAACCATGTTCTTGATCGCCTCTTCGGGTACGGAGTCCACCATGCCACCGTCGGCGTACTTGAAGTCGTCCTTCTTGCCATACACGGGGTTCTTCACCAGCACGAGCGGGCCGACCTGCAGCGCCTCGTCGGCGCTTGTGACAGGCTGCATGGTCGCGCGGTCGTAGAAGTACGAGTGCCGCTCGGGGTCCATGCCCACCTGACGCCACTCGGGGTTCTTCAAGTACTCGCGGGCACGCTCGACGGCCTCTTGCTCGCTGAGTTTGTTCCAGTCGCCCTTGATCGTCGCGATCGTGCCCTTGGGCTTGCCGCCTGCGATGGCCAGCGCGGCCTTCTCGGACATGCCGAACTGCGGATTGAGCACGCTTGCCACGCTCTCGTGGCCGATGCTCTTGCCGGCACCAAAGCCGGCCTCCTGCTCGTGCACGGTTGGCACCCAGACGCCGTGGTTGCTGTACGACGGGATGTCGAGCCGCAGTCCGACCGGGTGGCCTTGCTCCAGCGTTTGTGAGGGCACGCCATAGCGCTCGCGCTTGTCGGCCGTGAGTGCGCTTGTGGCCTCCTCGCGCGTGGCGGGCGTGGGCACCGTGGCGTAGGGCGTGACGGGCTTGTATTCGTTGACCAGCGCGTCGTACTCAGATGCCGAGAGCTCGCCGCCGATGAGCTTATTGGCCGCATCCTGCAGCTCAGGCGTGCGCTTGGTCACGTCCTTAAAGTTCATATCGATGCGGCTGGTGGCGGCCTTGCCGGCCTTCTTGACTAGGCTGCCGCCGGCCATGTGCACGGCACCGCCCTTGTTGTAGTCACGCATCGCGCGCACCAAGTCTTCGTGTGTGGTTTGCGTGTTGCCAATCTTGTCCCAGACGGCGTGGTGCCCGAGGTGCTGGTAGAACGGATCAAGGCTCGGGTCAAGCTTAAGCCCCAGCGCCTCTTGGCGTGCGGTCAGGCGGTCGACGAGCTCGCGCCCGCCTGTACCGCCCCCTCTCTGTTGAATCGAGCCCAGCCCGACTGGGGGCGTGGTGCCGTGCAGGTTGAGCTGGCGCGCGTCCAGCGTGGGCACGTCGCCCCGGCCGAGCAGCGAGCCAACGAAGCCCGACTTGGCGGCCGCGATGCCTTGTAGTCGGTCAGTGTAATCGCGCCAGTCGCCCAGCGCGCCGGTCACGCGGGCGTTGAGGTCTGTGGCCATGCCGGGCAGGTTCTGCGCCGCCCACTCCATCTTGGCCACCTGATCGTTCTGCTTGCCGAAGGGCGCGAACGCCGCTTGGATTTCTTTGAGCGCCTTTGAGTCGAGCTCGCCGCGCTCGGCCATGTCGAGGTAGCGCTGACCTAAGGGCGAGCCCAACCACTCGGCAAAAGCACCCTCGGGGCGCACTTCGCCGCCGGTGTCGGGCAGCCTCAGGCCGCGCTTGGTCGCCGTCGCGTGCGACAGGCCACCGCGCCCGATCGATGACTGGGTGATGGTGTACGCCTTGATGAGGTCGCGGGCGTTCAAGTCGCCGGCCTCGGCGCGCTTGAGCTGGTCGGCCATGAAGCCACCGTAGCCGCTCTGAATGTAGTCGGGCACTTCCTTGAGCTTGAGTTCCTTGTCGACGTCAGCAAGCGCCCGCCACTTCCAATCCTCCACCTTGGTGGTGATGGGGTCGATAAAGCCCTTGACTGCTCGTTTGATACGGCTCATGGTTTACCTATGCTGCATAGGGGTTGTCGCGCTTGGGGCGGTCGTCGGCGTAGTATAGGTCAGGGTCGGCGACGGGGTCAATGTTTACGAAGCCCATGTCGCGCAGCACCCTGAGCGCCTGCGAGAGCGCGTCGACGTAGTCGTCGTGCTTGCTGTCGGGGAAGCTGCAGACTTGGCTCAGGAACGGGTCGCACCAGTCGCGCGCGCAGCCCGGGTTGATCGTCGACTCGGGCAGGTAGACGCGGCCGCGCGCAATCAGCGGGCTCACGATGTTCAGGCGCATGGTCTTGTCGGCGTTGCCCGGGTTGTAGCTGCGCACGGGCAGCCCGGCGCGCTGTAAGTCCTGCAGCAGCACGATGCCGGCCGACTTGTCCTCGATCAAGATGAGGTCGACCTTCTTGCCGTTGCCGAACTCGTTCTCGTCGCCGTATATCTCCTCGCTCTCCGAGATCACCTTGGGGCGCAGCTCGGGGTACTGGATGCGCTCGCTCCAGCAGTCAATCAGCATGACGCTCATGCCCTTGTCCTCGCTGGGCTTGAACACGCCGAGCACGACGCACGCGGTGGGGTCGGCCGCCGTGCGGGTGCTGGTTGCGCAGTCATATGACTGAACCACGTACTCGAACTGGGGCAGGGGCTTCTCGGCACCCCAGAGCTTAAACCACGCGCGCTTGACGATGCCGGTGTCCTCGCTCGAGAGGATCGAGGCGTGGATCTCTTGGTCGCCCAGACGCGTGCCCTCGTACTGCAGGATCTGGTCGCGAAAGCTGGGGGCGAGGTTGTCAAGGTTGGCGTAGGTCGAGGCGGTGGTCAGGTACACGTCCTCGCCGTCGCGGTCGGCCAGCGACACGATCAAGTCCTTGGGGCGCGGCGTGGTCGAGGCGATGATGGTCGTGCGTTTGCCCAGACGCACGCCGAACTGGATCTGATCCCAAGCGTCGTCAAGGTACTCCCACGCGGCCAGCTCGTCGAGCCACGCGCCGTGGAACTGCGGCCCGCGGAAGCGCTCGGGCTCGGATGCGGGTATACCCTTAATCAGGCTGCCGTTGGTTAAAACGATCTCAGCGAGGCTCTTGTTGTAGTCGGCCAGTAAGATCTTGGGCATCACGTTCAGGATGCCGCTATCGCCCTCAAAGCACGTCCCACGCACGTCGCCCGATGTGGGGGCGCTCACCAGCCAGCGCGTGTTGGGTTGCGTCCACGCCCACCACCAGACCTGCTCGGCCGCGGTGCGCGTCTTACCAGCACCCCGGCCAGCCAGCAGCAGCCAGATCGACCACCAGTCGCCGGCCGGCAGGATCTGGTGCGCGTGCGCCTTCTTAAGCCACGCGACGCGAGCCTCGAAGGCCGCGCGGTGTTCTGGTGGGTAGGCGGCGTACTCGCGCTGGAACGCGGGATCAAGCAGGCGCTGTGCCAGCTTACTTGCCATCTTGGCGCTCGGTCTGCAGGCCCTCGGCCAGCGAGATGAGCGTCTCTGGGGTGAAGGCCAACGTGAGCGGGTTCTCGGCCTCGCCGACCAGCACTTGGCGATCGCCGTAGCGCTTGGGGCACCAGCTCTTGAGCAGGCGCAGTCGGAGCTCGACGCGGTTCTTCTGCCACTGCACGTAGGCGCTGTCACGCCGCCCGCCCCCTTCGCCGGTGATGCGCTCGGGCTCCTCGTCGATGATTCGGATGGTGTCCTCGGCCAAAACGTCGAAGCCTGCGTCTCTCGCGCGCGCGTACATTTCTCCGAACTCGGGCAGGTCGGTCACCCAGTGCTGCACGGTAGAGCGCTTTGGCATCCCCGGCGACTGCAGAATACTCACCAAAGTC